CAGGTGGATTTAGAGCAATTGAGGTGGTGCTGTGAATGTTATTACACCAGTTCAAAATACAAACAATATTCGCTATGCAAACTTTGTGCGGATAACAACTTCATCTGCGACATATAGATTTGCTACAACGCCAACAGCAATAACGGTTTCGGCTGTTGACGCTTTGCCTTTTACTGGTCTTGGTCAATTGGTTAGTGTCGGATCGGCGCAGCGTGATATTAAATCCACAGCTAACGAAACAACAGTGACGCTTGTTGGCATTGATACGTCAATGCTTGCAATGGTATTGGGCGCAGATATTAAAGGCTCACAAATTGAAATGTGGCATGGGTTTTTTGATACCAATAATCAATTGATTACAACCGGCGGCACAGGCGGTTTGTATCAATTCTTTAATGGATACATTAATTCATTCACAATCAATGAACAGTGGATGGAAGAGGCGCGAGGATATGTTGGCGTGATTACTGTGTCGGCATCGTCCATTCAATTGATTTTGCAAAATCGAATGGCTGGCAGATATACCAACGACAACTCATGGCAATTTTACAATTCAGGTGATACATCAATGAATCGCGTAAATTACATCAGCACAATAAACTATTATTTTGGCAAAGGCGCATCAGCTAATTCATAAGGAAAAGATATGATAAGACAAGCAAATAAGTTTGATGTTCCAGAAATTATTAAACTTTTAAAACAATATAGAGATGCTGCGCCATTAGATGTTTTGAAATATGCCGATGATGAGGAATATATAATTCAATTATTGTCTGAATTATTGGCAGGATCAGGCGTTATATTTTTGGCTGAAAAAGATGATGTGATTATAGGTATGTTGATTGCTGCCATCATACCGAATATATGGAATCCTAAAGCGCGGCAATGTAGTGAAGTGGCATATTGGGTTGATCCAGAATATCGAGGCGGCACAGCGGCTTATAGATTGATTACTGCCTATGTGTCAGAATGCAATGCAATGGTAAAGCAGGGCAAAATACAATTTTATACGATGACTAAAATGGTCAATTCACCAGACTTAAAATATAACAAGTTTGGTTTTTATAAACTTGAAGAAACATGGTATAGATAATGCCCGGTACAATAATTGCAAACTATCTTGTTAGCGCAGGGATTATTAGTGCGGGAACTGCTGCGTATGTAACGGCGTTTGCAATTAACATAGTTGCAAGCTCAGTAATTTCTCGCGTATTTACACCAAATGAACCAACAATAAATTCAACTGCTACTGAAAATCCTGGAAGCAGAGTAACGGTTCCTCCTGCTGGTGATAATAAATTACCTGTTGTTTATGGCTCTGCTTATATCGGCGGTGCGCTAGTTGATATGAGCATTACTTCAGATAATCAAAATATTTATTATGTTGTTGCATTATCTGAAGTAACAAATACAGAAACAAGTGGCACACCAGATACATTTACTTTTGGGAAAATTTATTACGCTGGTAAAAGAGTTATTTTTGATGGCACAGATTTAACCAAAGTAATTTCTTTGCTTGATGAATCTACTGGTCTTTATGACACAACAGTAAACGGTAAAATAAATTTTTATTTATACAGAAATGGCTCTGCAAATCCTGCAAATACAACATTAACTGCTAATCAGGTAATGAGTGCTGCCGGTCTCGTTTATACATGGTCGCCAGCAAAGCAAATGACAAATTGCGTTTTTGCGATTGTCAAACTTCAATACAGTGTAACTGCAAATATTCGTGGTTTGGATTCAATGCGATTCCAAATTACAAATTCTCGATATTTGCCGGGCGATTGTTTCTTAGATTATTTTTCATCATCAAGATATGGCGCAGCAATTTTGTTGTCAAATATAAACACGGCTAGTTTAACTGCATTAAATGTTTACTCAGATCAAAATGTTGTTTACACAAATTATAGTGGCGGTTCTGATCTTATAAAAAGATTTAGGTTTGATGGCGTAGTAGATACGCAAAACTCAATCATGAGCAACATTCAGCTAATGGCGAATAGTTGTGATTGTTTGGTGAAATACAATGAAATTACTGGTCAATGGGGTGTTATTGTTCAGCAACCTACATATACGGTTGCAATGGCTCTTGATGATTCAAATGTTATTTCTGGTTTAACTGTTTCGCCCGTTGACATAAGCAATTCATTTAACATTGCAGAAGTTAAATTTCCAGATGGTACGCAACAAGATTCTTTTGCATCTGCAACATTTGATTTGTCTGTTATTAATCCATCGTTGATGTACCCGAACGAACCAGTAAACAAACAAGAGATTAATTTAAATTTTGTAAATAATAATATTCGCGCACAATTGCTTGCCAATAGATTTTTAGAATCATGCCGCGAAGATTTGCAGGTACAACTAAAAATTAATTATGTTGGTTTGCAATTAGAAGCTGGTGATATTGTCACGCTCACTAATGCAAATTATGGATGGGTAGCAAAGCTATTTAGAATTTCAAAAGTGGTTGAAGATTTTGACAATGATGGCAGCATTACCGCAACGCTATCATTGATGGAATTTAATCCTGCCGTTTTTGATGATGCTAATGTCACAGAATTTACGCCAGCACCTAATACTGGTTTGGGTGATCCATTAACTTTTGGAACAATACCAACGCCGACAATTGGCGGCTTATATCCTAATGCTGCAAATCCATCATTTCAAGTAAACGTCACAACATCATCTGCTGGCATTGTGCAATATGCTGAAGTTTGGTATTCGGCATTTAGCAATCCTACAAGCGCACAAAGAATATTTGCTGGTACGACAGAGGTTCAATCAAACGGCAATCCATATAATCCATCTACTGCATTTCCTCCTGTTACTTTGGCAGGAATACCCGCTGGCAATTGGTATTTCTTTAGCAGGATGGTTAATCAATTAGGTAGCAGTGATTTTTCTAGCGCATCAGCATTGCTGCAATGGCGGCCGACAACATTCACATATGACAATCAATATCTTATTGTCGCTTATGGTGATAATTTATCTGGCTCTGGATTGAATGCTTCCCCTATTGGAAAAAATTATTACGGCTTATACAATTCATCATCATCATCATTTAGTACAAACCCGGCTGATTACACATGGTATTTAGCACAACCGACATTTGGCACAGCAAATAAACTTTGCTATATAAATCGCACAGGTCGCACATTTAGTTTTGGAACTGCGCCAGCATCATATGCAGCAGCAACAGCGGCTTATGTTCCAGCATCTACGTTTGATCCTTCATTGTGGTCGGCATTGCCTGATGGCACAAATTATATTGATCTGGATATTCGCACAGGGCAATTGCTGACAACAGGAACGACAACAGTCGGCGGCGGCGAAATATCAATTACTAATAATCCAAATGGCACATTGGTCGGATCGCTTGCACAGTTTCTTGATTTTGGTGGTTCGCCTACATACACAGGAAGCGGTGCAAATTTAACGATTGATATTTATGGTCGGGTTGTTGGGCTTGTTGCGCCCGATGGTTTTTACTATACAAGCGATGAGTTTGTTGCAACGGCAGGTCAAACTGTATTTACGCCAACAGCTAGGGGCGCTGGATATATTAATGGTCAGGACTTGGTTTTTAGAAATGGTGCTTTGCTTGTGCCGACAAGTGATTACACAGAAACGACAAGCGCAGTCACCATGCTAAATGCTTGCGCGGTTGGCGATGTTGTTACCATTATTTCGTTTAGATCAACAAGCACTGCCGCATATTATGCAAACATGGACATTGCGTATTCATCTGGATCAGGCACAAATACACTAACGTATTCTAATTTACCAAGTCAATTAATTTATGCTGGCGATGTTTTGACGTTTGCAAATACAGGTACACCAACGCAATACACAGTTTCATCAATTAATTACGCAACTAAACAAATCGTATTTACTACAACATTCACGGCAACCGCTGGCAATTCTGTTTATCGTTATCGCGCATTAGGTGCAACTTACAGATCGTTTAGTCGATGGGATGTTTCATTGTCTGCTGCTGCAAGTTATTCGCCAACAGAATTTCAAATTGTATCGGGTGCTGAAGTTTTATTTTTAAATGGCACAGTAGTAAACGATCAAGATTATGATTTGGTAAGCAACACAGTTAATAATTTTCCGTCAACAGCAACCGGCAATTTTACAATCATTCAGTTTGCTCATAATAATTTTGGTGTGCCTAATGGTTCGCCATCATTAATTTCTACTTACACAGTCAACGGTCAATCTGTGTATACATTCTCTTATGATGTAAATGCGTTTGAATTATATGGAAACGGTTGTCTATATGTGCCCGGTGCTGGCAATGATTACATTACAGCAACCGGCACTTATGCTTTGAATCCAACGCCAAACAATAATACGACAGTTCTTTCACAACAAACATTCTCACGAACAGGTGCAGCATGACACAGGCATTTAATCTTTCGCAACTTGGAAACAGGGTAAACACATCAGGTCAACTTGATGCATCAACTGGTCTTGTTAATGCGACTCCTGCTTCTAATGGTGGCACTGGTCGAACTACATTAACCGCAAATAATGTTTTGCTAGGCAATGGAACTTCGCAGGTTCAACTTGTTGCGCCCGGCACATCTGGAAATGTCTTAACAAGTGATGGAACAACATGGCAATCAACAGCAATTAATGTTGTGCCAATAATTCAAACGCTAACAATTTCATCTGGTTCTGGCACATGGAATAAACCGACAGTTGGGGATTATCAATGGGTAAAAATTGAAATTTGGGCAGGTGGTGGAGGTGGAGGGAGGGGCGCTTCGGGTTTTCCTAGTGGTGGTAGTGGTGGTGGCGCATACAATGTTGCAATTGTTCCGCTTTCTTTTCTTGCTGCATCTGAAAATTATACTGTTGGCGGTGGCGGTGCTGCTCGATCAACCACAGGAACAGGAAATGCCGGAGGCAATACAAGTTTTACAATAACAAATTATCCTGTTAAATCTACAACCGTCATTGCTTATGGTGGTGGTGGCGGTTCTGGGGCAACATCTAATGTTGACGCTGCGGGTGGTGGTGGTGGCGGTATTTTTTCTGTTGGTCAAAATGGTGTTAATGGCACAACCAGTGGTTTTGGTGGACAACCAAATCCATCAACAGCAACTGCAGGATTAAGCAATTCTGGATATGGTGGTGGAAATGCTAGCGTTTCAACCGCAACGGCTACTGCCGCAGGAAGTAGCGTTTATGGTGGCGGTGGCGGTGGAAGTTCAAATGTAAACACTCCAAACCCCGGTGGCGCATCATTATATGGTGGCGGTGGTGGCGGTGGGGCTGGCGCTACTGCTGGTGCTGCTGGAGGCACTAGCGTCTTCGGCGGGAATGGAAGTGCTGGCGTTGCAAATGGTGGCGCAGTAACAGCAGGTTCAGTGCCGGGCGGTGGTGGTGGCGCATCTGAAGCCGGTACAAGCGGCGCAGGTGGCGCAGGTCAAATTGTTCTTTCATGGTGGTAATTATGACTATTAAAAATTACGCAATCATTAATTCAAAAACTCACATCATTGAGAATGTCATTATTTGGGATGGCAGAAAAGAACCATTACAAATCACAAAGCCAGAAACAATTATTGATGAGCATGGCAATGAAATAGAAACCGGCAACACTATTGTTGTGGAAACAATTTTGCCGTGGACTGCGCCGATAAATACTTATGTCGTTTGCATTGAAAATACTGAGGCTGGTATTGGATGGCTTTATAATGATGGCAAATTTGTGGACGTAAGAATTCCGCCTGAAGAAACAATCACAACTGAGTAATTATTATGGACTGCAATAATAATCCCAATTGCCAAGATGCGGCAGATCGCGCGGTCAAAAAAGTATTTGCCATTCTTGGTGTTGATATAGACAAACCGGAATCGGTAGAAGAATTTCGCGAGGATTTGCGATTTGGTAAAAAGCTGCGCCGATGGGCAGATCATGGCACATTGGCGTTTATTGCCGTTGTTGCCGTTAGTATTGCTGGCGCAATTATTATAGGGCTTCAAACAAAACTTACTGGCAAATAAAAAATACACCATAAGACAAAATAAAAATTTAAATCTTATGGTGCATTATGGAACCAATATCCACAGCAATTATGGTGGCGCAAGGCGTAAAACTTGCACTAACCGGGGTTAAAGAAACAGCCCAATTAGCTAAAGAAACATTTAATGAATTAGAAGAAATGATCGGTGCTGGCGCATCATTAATGGATGCCATGCCATCATTCTCAAAATTCTTTTCTCATTCAAGTAAGTATGAAGAAAAGCGCATCGAGTTGGTTGAGGCGCAGCAAAAGCAGGATGCAACGGTTGAAGAAACCGGAATCAAACCGCCAGAATATATTTCGGATGCTGAATATGTTTTGGAAATGATGGCGATTGATCGTGAGCAAAAAATGTTTTATGAAAACATAAAGCAATGGCTCATATACAATTTTTCTGAAGCAGGTTTATGGGATGATTTTAATCGGCGATTAAACAAGCTGCAATCAGATCGGCAAGAAAAAGCAGAAGCAAAGCGCAAAGCAGAAACAGAAAAGCGGCTTGCTGAAAAAGTCGCGGCAATGAAAAAGCGCAGAGAAAAAGAAAAGTTTTGGGATAACGTACAGATAATAATTGGCGTGATATTTGGTGCTGCTGCAACGATTGCAACGGCTTACGGTATCTGGTGGATGTTTCAACAAGGGGGTTATTAATGCTGACAATGCTATCGACATTCCTATCATTTTTGATGGGCGGTCTGCCAAAGATTCTGGATTTCTTTCAGGATAAATCCGACAAATCGCATGAACTAAAACTCGCGCAATTGCAAACTGAGCGTGAATTGCAAATGCTTGAGCGCGGATACAAAGCACAAGAGCGCATCGAGGAAATTCGGCTGGATGAGATAAAGACAGAAACAACGGCAGCAACACAGCAAGCATTGATTCAGGCGCAACAGGCAGAAATGGCTGCGATCTATGCTCACGATATTGCTATCGGTCAAGGTGCTAGCCAATGGATGGTGAACCTGCGGACAAGCGTTCGCCCGGTCATTACTTATGGATTCTTTTTCCTGTTGTGCGCGATTGATGCAACGCTTGCATACAAAGGGTTTGAGGCTGGCGTAAGTTTTACCGATATGGCGGCACAACTTTGGGATGATGAAACGCAAGCATTGTTTGCTGCCATCATAGCTTTTCACTTTGGCGGCAGGGCATTCGGCAAATGATTAGCCCAAAAATGCGCGAGTTGCTGAAGCATCATGAGGGCGTGAGATATAAACCATACCGCTGCCCGGCATTGCTTTGGACGGTAGGTGTGGGTCATGTGCTGTATCCAGAACAAGGCAAGCTGCCGATGGATCAGCGCATGGCGTTTCCGTTGCGGCAAGAAGACAATAGAATATGGACAAAAGAGGAAGTCGATGCGCTGCTTTTTTATGATCTTAAACGGTTTGTCACAGGCGTATCCAAGTATTGTCCTGCTGGTCTTAATCAGGGGCGCATGGATGCACTTGTATCCTTTGCTTTCAATCTAGGGAACGGTACGCTGCAACGGTCAACGCTTCGCATGAAACACAACCGTGGTGATTATCAGGGCGCGTCTGAGGAATTCTTGAAGTACGTCAAAGCTGGCGGCAAGGTATTAAAAGGGCTGGTAAAAAGGCGCAATGATGAGCGCACGTTTTACCTGCAACCTTAAAGATAATGTTTTGAGAGTGCTTGCCGCTGCCTTAGTTGGCGGCAATATTCTCTGTCTGCTGCTGAAAAATCAGGGCTAATTTCTGAAACACCACAAGGTATTTTTTCTGGCTTTTGAACAAGCAAAGCAATCATACAAACGGTTGCCACAGAAACGCACATATAAAAAAGCATAACCACTGTCATTGCTTTCATATTTCCTC